CATACACTGCTACGGATACGACCTAAGCTATCAAGAACAGCCAGATATGACGCAGAAAAATCCTGATGGTACGGATAAGTACATGCAGGTGACGCTTGGTGCGCATGGATATAAAAACGAAGTAGATAAGCGGGCATTCTGGACTGAAGGTCAGTTTTTAGCCCAGGCACAAGAACTACGCGATATATACAAAATGGAACGTGATTTCAAAATAACAGTATATGGCGATGGCATTGCTGTGTGGTATTACAAGCAATACAATAAAAATCAGCAGTGGATTAAAGAATATAACGATCAAATAGCGGGTTTTTGGCTATAAACTCATACTCAGCTTGTGCTTTTGCTAATTTTTGGCTGCGTGTTGCGTATTTCGGATCAAAAACAGGCACAACGCGAAAATCATCTTGATAATCTTCTCGCGTAACCTCAATCGTATCGTCGCCAAACTGAAAATACGGGCTTTCTTCTAGATGTTTTGCGTTCAAACGATAAATTTTTTGCAACTCGACTGTTATTTAAATTCTCTATCTCTTTGGCTCGTTGCTTTTGAGTTAAAGTATCGTCGTTGTAAATATTTGCCAATTCTTGGAAATAGGCTCTGTCGCTTTCTAACTTTGCTGCGTTTTGCTCAAATCTTTCACTAGCTTCATTTTTTCTTTTAGTTAGCAATTTAGATATTTCATTTTCGGTAAATCCGTATTGTTTTAATTTTTCGGCAAGCGATTTGTTTTCTAAATCTGTTTGAGCATTGACCAAATCCAAGGTCAAACCATAAACCTCGGCATTGTATGACTGCCTTTCTTTTAGCTGCAAATCCAATAGGTTGTTAGTTGCTTTTATTTGGCCATTTGTTGTGTTTTCTATGGCTGTAGCCATGTTTTGTTCGATGGCTATAATTTCGTCAGATATATTTTTTCTCTGATTAATTAAAGCTTGAACCTGCCCCTCGGTCAGTTTATTGCCATCAACTCCAATTTTTGTAGTAACTTGTTTTTCAAGCTCTTTGTCCAGTATTTTTTTTGCTTGAATTTGATCGTTGTATTTGCTTTTAATTGCGTCAATTTCTAATAATTGATCAGTTTTTAATTGCTCTAAAAGATTAGTTTGAGACAATTTTTGTTTTTCTAATGCCAATCGAGATTTGTCGTCTGTAATTTTTATATTTTATAATTCGTGCCTTTTAAATTCGGATGCAACTTGCTTATTTAAATCTTCAAGTTCTTTAGCCGCTGTTTTTGCGCCCGTTTTTACCGCGTTATTATACGATTTTTGCGCATCGCTTGCGCCCATTGTTCTTGCCGTCAATGTTGCAATAGCCCCTTGGGCGTTTTTCAAAGCGTTTGTGTATAACGCCGTTAACGCCTCGGCCTCATCATATGCCTGATTGGTTTCGTAAACTTGCGCATTAAATCCGGGCAACGTCATTTCGCGAAACTTATTCAAAATAGATGCGCCGTTTTCCCGCAAATTATTTAACCGTTCAATTTTTGCAATCTCAATTTCGGCGATTTTGGCCGATGCTCTATCGGCAATCGCTTTTTGAATTGACAAATCAATTGAATCTCGCGTTCGGTCGTTCAATATTTTTAACCCCTTGGCGGTGCGTATGTTAATGTCGTCGACTGCAATTCCTGCCTCCTTTAATGCCAACAACGCTCCTTTTCTTTCCGTTTCGCTTCTTGTCGTATCGTTCACGATGGCTAAATACCCCATCAATGCCACTTCGTTCTGTTTGGCTGATTTGGTCGCGTCCAAAAACTCTTTATTTAAATCGCGCTGCATCTGTTCGGCCTCTGACACTCGCGTAGAATACGCATAAATCGCCGCCCCTGCCGCTGCAATGGCTATCGAGGCTAACACCCATGGGTTTGTGAGAAATTTGGTCAAACCGCCAAACTGTTCCTGCAAATCCTTGACTTGCATAATTGCCGCGCTAAAATTCAACGCCGCGTTCAATGCCATCAATGTGTTTCGCAACGCCTTGTTGTCGTCGGCCATAATTCCGACAACGGAAGAAACCGCGCTAAACGATGTGGCCAATCCATTTAACGCCGCACGTGTTCCTCCAAGTGATTGATTGGTGGCGGATAGTTGCTGTGTTAATGCTTGTTTTTTGGCCGTCAATTCGGCAGTATCTCGGCTGATTTCTTTTAACCCGTTTTTTGTTCTTTCAATTTCGGCACGTACCGCCTTTTGACCTTGAACGTCCGATTTTGACATGGCGTCTCGCTTCTGGCGCAAATCTTCCAATTCCTTGGCCATGTCGCGATAAATATCTTTCTGCTCGAGTATTACGGACGAAATGCTTTCAATTTTCTGCCTTAACTGCCCCGAGCCAAGCGCATCACCTACCCCCTTGGACGCTTGGTCGGCGGATTTCTGCATCCGTTTCGATACGCGATCCATGGTTTCGGCCGCCTTGTTTACGCTAGCGTTGTACGCTTCCGTAATGGCCCCTAATACAATATTTATCGAACTTAATGACATTTTTTATCGGTTGTAAGAAATCGTAAAATCCTGAATAATTTGGTAAATGCCGTATTCCTCGGTATTGTCGTCCGCCAAATGGCTCTCACCGTTGTAAACAATTTCCCAAGTATAAACGCCATTGAACGTACCGGGTGTCGCAACCTCCATTGCGGCGCGTACCAAATCGGCAACCTGCACCGCTTGTGGGTATGTGGTCGCGTAACTAGAAACCTCAACCGTAGCCCAGTCCGTTTTTGACTGCCCCGATTTTGACGGGTGCGGAGTTACGGTTGAAACCCGCATCGTAACCGCTGGGTATGCTACGCCCTGGGTGATTCGTAACGGGTTTATGTTTGAGCCAACAACCGCCGTCAATGCTGAATTATTGGATAATACGTTATATACGGCGTTTATTGCTTTCATGCTTCGGCGGGTGGGGTGAGCTTCGCAAATATATCTTTATACTTGGAAACGGTCGCAACAATATCCTCATGCTCTGTTTGCTCCCAGGGAAACCGCATCAACTTAATTGGCGACATGGGTTTTTTCAGATGCGGGGAAATTGTTGTTGCAACAGCCCATCGAGTTTGATACCATTGGTTTTGGTATTGCTGTTCTTGGGCTTCTCGCATACCAAACAACCGCAAACGAAAATATTTCGGTGTGCACTCGTTAAAATCGTTTTCGCTCATTAGCATTTCTCCAAATGCTATTTCTTTAAGGCGGTCAAAGTCGAGCGGTTCCGATTGTCCGCCGTCTATTTTCCCGATTTTGCGCTTGGTTTTTTGCGAGGTTTGAAAAATTCCTCAACGGCTTTGGTAAACGCTTGCAATGCGGGTTCAACCTCAAAAAATGACTGTACCGCGTCTGCCAAATCGTCAATGTCTCCAAATGGAAACGTTTCGCCCGTTTTGCGATACCCGGCTTTGATTCCGTGGAATGCGCAAACACGGCTAAATTTTAAAGATTTTGACACGGTGGCCATACTTATGTGGCTGCTCAATTCGTCAAAATTCTGTACATGGATTTCGTCCATCACGTTTTCGATGGCGATCATGTTAAACAAAAGGGGGTGCTGAACACCCCCGATTTCGATGTGGTTCATACCACGAAGATAATACAAAAAGTATTAAGGCGTAATTGTTCCAACCGTCAACGCCCCAGTGCCTTGAATTGAGGCGGTAAAGGTTGCCACGTCGTTACGTGGGGCTGTCAAATTCAAGTCGCTGAAAAACGCTGCGCCGCTCAACTTGATGTCGCCTGAAACGTTTGATGTCATAACGATTGTTACGGATGTACCCGCGATCAAATCGGTCAAAATTTCTTTCCAGCTGATTGACGCGCCTACGCTAGCATCCTCCTCGAACATACCCTCAACAGACATGGTGTATCCATACTCGCCCGCGATATACTCCTTCGCGCCTGCGCTGTCTTTGTTGGTGGTTTCGATCATGTCCTTGGTAATGGAGAAATCGTTTGAGGTCGCGTTCGCGATTTTGGTCAAAGTGCCGCTTACATCTTTGTAGATTGCAATCAGCGTTCCGTTGGTAATTCCTGTGCTTGCCATGATATATATTTTTTATTTTTTTTCTATTTGATGCCCGATTTGCGTGCTTTCTCTGCTATGTAATCGGTGGTTAATTTTGTGATAATTTGAGTGTAAATTCCCTTTCCTTGCTCAAACGCTGGGCGCATAAATGGTTTTGCAGGCCCGATGTTTGGCGCGTATTTTACGCCGTTTGCGTTTACTTTCTTTTTGCGGCTTGGTGTACGGTCTGCCGTTCCTTCTTCAATCAGGTGCGCATGATAACCTTTGTAGCCGCTATAAACCCTCGCGCCAATCAAACGAAATGGTTTCCCGTAATTTGAATTATCGCGGCGGATAAACCCAATTGATTCGCGCAAATTGCCTGTTTTCACCTTGATTTTTGACTTGGCCAAGGCAATAAAAACCTTTCCAGCCTGCTCAATAAACTGCCCCATGATGGCGTTTTCAACCTTCAAATTGGCAATGCCTTCGATAACGACCTTATTTTTCTGTATGTATGAATTTTTATTGGCCATTATTGAACTAGTTCTGTTTGAATAACCAAATACATACGGCGCGACAAATCCGCGATATTCTCAATGTTATAATTCCTGCCCTCCCAAACGATGCGCATTTTGGTGTTTATTCCCAAATCGTAACGCACGGTGAACGTAACTGTTTGTTTAGCTTCGCGTCGGTCTGAATCAACGGATTCTGAACCACTTTCTGCCTCTTGAACCCGTGCCCATGCGGTCGTGTATGTGCTCCATGATTGCAATTTCGCGCCGGTGTTTGAATCCGTCGTTGTGCTGAACTGCTGCACCGTTACCAATTCGTCCATCAATCCCGCGTTCATCTTATCCGAAATTAACGACTCTGTACTTATCCAACAGATATTCGTGGTTGTAATCCATTTTGTTTACACTCGCGCCAATTACCACCGATTGACGGTTATCGTAATACTGCCCAATCAATAGCAATGCGGCGTGCTTAATCGATGCTGGGAATTTCGCCGATTCGTTAACACTCGTTGCACTAGCAAGTTCAAAACCTTCCTTTATTTCGACGATTAAACGCACGTCGTCGTCCGTCAAATTATCCGGGATTGATTCAAAAAATACCGACCTTCCAAACTGCCCAAATTTTACGGGCGCATCGATCCAATTCGTTGCGGTTTCAACCGTATTGTTTTGGTTCACGTATTTAATCGATTCGATGCTTAAAACGCGCGAATAAATCCGCAACATGTTACCTTCAATGAATCCAAACGGGTTGAGCGTGTCAACCGATACCATAGGCCCCGTAAATCCGTCAAATGCGTATTTAACCGTTGATTTACGGACCGAATAACCCACGTAGGCATCGCACGCGTCCAATGCCATCGAAATCAACCCCGTAATATAGGCATCGTCTGCGCTGCTAGTTACGCGCAAATGCTGCTTAGCTTCCGCCAAGGTTATGTATGCCGTATCGGCGTGGTCTTTCGATATTAGTTCGCGTGCGATGTACATGTTTACTCGGTTACTTCGGGTTGTTCCTCGGTGCTGGTCTGCTCCTCGGTTACTTCGGGTTGTTCGGTTACGTATTCAGCGTGTCCGTTTGCTACGATTTCAGACGCTAACAACGCGTCGATTTCGGCAACCTCTCCGATAAAATAACTCAAACCATACGCACCAATCGGTGAAAATGTGAATCTCACACTTACCACCGTCGCCACTTCTGGCTGTTTTTCTTGTTTTTTGGCCATATTGGCGGGCGGATAGGCCGCTAAGCCACACCGCCCTATCGATTAAGCTGTAAGCAAATCGACGATTGCACCGAAGGCGGCAGGCTGTTCCACTGCGATACCTACGTGCTGGTTTACTACTACACGGGTTTTGTTTCCGATTGCCTGAGACAATGGGTCAACAACCAACTCAACACCGCCAAACTGACCAACTACCAAGTTGTTCCAATCTCCGTAGATCATTGCTGAACATACGCCTGAGCTAGAACCCTTAGTCAAGTTGCTAGGGCAATTAGTGGTTGAGAATACGGGTTTGCCGTCGATTTGGTCGGCCAATCCGTTGAAATATGCCATGTAAGACATGATCATTGCGCCGCTTCCGCTGCTGATTTCGGTTTGCTTCAACTTGGCAACCAATTTAGGGTTGATCAAGAATTTACCGTTCATGCCTGCGTTGGCGTTCTCAACAGCTGCAACCAATTCCAACACCTTAGCCAATGAAGGCACGGCACCGTTGGTTCCCATTGCTACGCTGTTAATTCCAGACGTACCCAACAATCCCAAAGGCTGGTTTGATGAGCCAGAACCGTTAATCGCTGCAGCTTCGATGGCAACCGCCAAGGCTTTCACAAACGATTCGATAATTTTCTGGTCGATTGACTGGTTGTTTTGCAACAACAACTGCTTCGAAATATCGCTATAACCGGCGATACGTGAAGGGCGCAACTGACGAGCGGCAGTAACTGGGTCACCTGATGCAGCATCAGCGGTTTCGGCAGCCCATGCAACAGAAACGCCAGAACTGAAACCAGTCAAATCCACGTTGGCGGACAAACCTGTCAATTTGGTAGCTCCCAACTGTTCAAGGACAGTTTTAGCGTACAAAGCGTCAAAAAATCCAACTTTCTCCAATGGGATGAAGTTTCCACCGGCAGTTGCTGAACCTGCGCTCATGGTACGGCTTTCGCGCATCTTAACATCCATCACCTTGTTCGACAAGTAAATGCCGCTTGGGGTAATGCCCAAACTACGTGCCTCGTTGGCACTTTCTTCCACCATTTCTTTCTCCAAACCGCAACTTAAAATGCGCGGTAATTCATACGCAATCATCAAACGAAATAAGGATTTTATCCCCGTTGAGTTGCACCCCGTGATGTCGAGTTTTGTGCGCCCTTATTTATCCAAAGGGATGCTGTTTTACCAAATCGAAGATCCGATTTATAAGGGGATTTACGCGGCATACGAGGTTTTGCATTTCAAAGGTTTGTGCACTGACGATCCATTGATGGGTAAATCACCGATTGCGATGCACGCGGAATCCCTGGGCATTGATTTGGCGGCCATGTCGAGCAGCGCAGACGTATACAAAAACGGCGTGTTGAAATTTTTGTTAACATCAGACCGTAAAATAGCAGACCCAACCGCGTTACGTCAGTCACTCGATGACGTGGTAAACGGGCAGCGTCGTTCTACCGTATTACCCGAGGGCGTTAAGATGGAGCGCATGTCGCTCAGCCCGCAAGAGGCGATGTATATTGAACAGCGGAAATTCAGCGTGGAGGAAATCAGCCGAATTTTTGGCGTTCCATTGTCGGTATTGAATGCCGGTAATTCGGGAACCGATGTTGAATTGGAGATGCAGCAATTTTACGCGCAAACCTTGCAGCCCGAAGCCGAACGCCTAGAGCAGGAGTTGAGCAAGAAATTATTTACCGAAACAGACCGCGCAACACACGAATTTAAGTTTGTGTTTAACTCATTGATGCGAGCAAGTGCAAAATCGCGCGCCGATTATTACAACGCGGGAATCCGTGGCGGTTGGTTGCTCAGAAACGAGGCGCGATACATGGAGGATTTGGAGAAATTCGAAACGGGCGACCAAATGTTGGTAACCGCCGATTTGTTCACAGCCGATAAATTAGAGGCGTACATGGACGCGAAAATTGAAGCATTGCAGGCCCAGGCCATGAAAAATAATAACATTACCGGAAACAATAACGACACCCAGTCATGAGAGAAACACGCAGACACCAAGCCCCCGTTGAAGTAAGGGCATTAAACGCCGAAGGGCTACCCGAAAAAATCGGCGGTATTGCTGCCGTTGTGAACACCGTTACCGATATGGGATGGTATGAAGAAATGATCGCCCCAGGCGCATTCGACGAAGCGTTGAAAGACGCAGACGTTCGTTGCCTGTTCAACCATGAGGACGAGTTGATTTTGGGCCGCACTAGGTCGGGCACGTTGTCGGTATTTGTAAACGCAGCGGGTCACCTGGAATACGAAAATACCATGGATTACCAATCGCCAACGCATACCGATGTTGGGGTGGCTGTGAAACGTGGCGATATTTCAGAGAGCTCGTTCCAATTTGTTGCGGAAAGCGTTGAATGGACCAACTCGGATAAGTACGGCGCAATGTACATGCGTAAAATTACCAAAATAAAGAAATTGTACGACGTTGCCCCGGTAACGTTCCCCGCATACGCTGAGGGTACCAGCACCGAGGCGCGCTCATTGAACGAGGAGCGTAGCCAATTTATCGAACCCGTAATTGAGCCCGTTTTGAGCGATGCGACCCGCGTAGCAATGGCGAGGTACAGAAACTATTAAAAAAAAAATAAACCATATACATGAAAACAATTAAACAACTCAGAGAAGAGCGTGCAGCCATCAAAGGCGAGCTCGACGCGTTGTACAACACCTTGACGGTGGAAAAACGCAACATGACCGCCGAAGAAGGCACCAAGTTCGACGCCACAACCGCCAAAATTGACGCGTTGGATGTTGAGATCCGCAGAGCTGAGAAAATGGAAGAAATCGCCCGCGTTGCAGGTGCTCCAATCAGACAGCGAAGAAAAAGAAGCCCGCGCGTTTTCATTTTCTAAATTGATTACCGAAGTTGGAAACAACAAATTGAGCGGTTTGGAAAAGGAAATGGTTGAAGAAAGCCAAGCCGAAGCCCGTAGTTTGGGTATTACCCCAAGCGGAATTTATTTGTCCAACAAAGTGATGGACATCAAAATGCGCGAAAGCCGTACAATGAGTGCAGGTTCAGCCACAGCCGGTGGAAACTTCATCC